TTCACCATTTTGACATTTTTAATCTGAATGACCGGGGGGAGTACCAATCACGAGGTTTCCCTCTGCATCAATTTGATATCTTTTCTTTGCCTTTGCCTTTCCGAAATGTTCTTCATTATGGCAGCGCTGGCAGAGAAGTTCCAGGTTATCAAAGTTGTATGCGACTGCTGGATCATGCACGTTGTCCTCATTGAGATGGATCTTGTGATGTACTATGTCTCCAGGAGTGATGATGCCCTTGGCCTTGCAGCGCTCACATAATCCTCCAACGTGAATGAAGTATGCAGCTCTGCACTTCTCCCATTCTTTGTCATCATAGAACTTTCGATTAATGCTCCGCATATATCCTCCCAAAAGAAATACCCCAGAGACTTATCTAATCTCTGAGGTACCTCGCATCCTAGGGGTCGCTTAATGGACGAGTGCTTTTCCATCTCACAAATACACATATACAATATAACATATATTTATCGGTCTTTTTGTGTGCACTTCCTTATTCGTTCTCAAGTCCGTAATCCTGAGCAAACACTTCCAGGGCTTTAACGTGAAGCTTCCGAACATAGTCATAGTCATAGTTCATCTCTACAGCAATCAGTTCAAAACGCTTGCATTCTATGTAACGCTTGTAGAGTACATCTATGTAGCGATAGTCCGACATGGATGTTATCTTGAGGACCAGATCAGCACGGACATTCTCATTCATTACGATGTCGTTGTTCATCTTGTTGCGCTTGTCCAGGCATTCAGTCATTAGCTTTTCGTTTAGGTTATCATCTGAGGTCTTGATCTTGTCCGAACTGTATGAATGTGAGCCACCCTTTAACCTGGCATCTATCCTTGTGATTTCGTTCTTCAGTTTTTCTATTGCTATCTCATTGCGACGATAGTTTTCTAAGTAATCCTTAGCTTTCATAACTGGCTCCTTAATATTGCAACTATAAGGTCATATGCCTTCTTCTTCTCTATCTCCTTGTGGAATGCGCTCACGTATTCTTCCTGCTGTACTTCCTCGCAGTCTCTTACGATGCGAATTATCTGCTCGATGTATATCTGTGCTTCTATATTGCTCATGCTTACCCCTCCTAATCTTCATCATCTATTACAACCTTGCGATATGGTGTCCAGTTGCCTCGCTTCTTGCTATGGTTTATTGAAGAGCTTATGTTGTTTGCAGTCTTTCCGAGAAGTTTAGCCAGCTCAACACAGCTATCTGCAATAGCGACTGGATGCTCATACTTATCGTGAGTTACCTTCATCCATATTGTCATGTGCTTACTCCTTCATAAAATCTTCGAGAGACATTTGCTCTCCATACTCCGGAGCTTCCATCTTAGGAGCTTCCTTCGGACACATAGGATAGAACCGATAGTTATATATCTCCCTTGCGTAATGAATCTGTCTATCCTCTCCAATATAAACTTCCCTTGATGGATCTGTATCTAGTCTCCAGCACTCCTTCGTGTTAATGTTCTCAACCCATTCATCAATCATTCTTTGCTCCTTTGAGGAAGTCCTCCAGGCTCATTTGCTCATATACACAGTCGCCCTTGTATAACCAGTCTGGATCATCTTCGAACATTGCGTGTTCCAGCAGATCATCTTCCGGTTCTCCGAATGTCTCCTGTGATTGGAAATGCTCAGGAAGAGGCATCCAGGCATGAACTGTTGGATTTGTTAATTCATAATACTTTCCGCAATATTCAACAGCTCCATGAATTAGCCAGAATGGTTCTCGGTTCCCATCCGGATTTCCAATCCAACATCCTATTTCAAATGAATGGTCAGATTGTAATCCGGCAACCCATATGCCGGAAACCTCAAGCAAAACATTAAGTCCGCTTGGTGGCATCTTGTCTTCAGGCTTTATCCATCCCATTGTGATCACCTCTTGTATGTTTCTCTAACAACCTTCTTAATTGCATCATATGGAACTTGGATCATAATCTCCCTGCTTTCATCTGCAAGGCTGACTGTTACAAAGTTATCTGTGCGTTCGGCTCTTATTGTCACCTGAGTGAATCCAGTTCCAAGTCTTGTTGTAACCACTCCAGTAGTTCTATCTAGTGTCATGCTCTATCGCTCCTTTCTAGTTCCAGGATTAAGAATGTTCTTGTTGGCATATAGGCTGTATCTCTTTGCACGGTTACTGTATAACCATTATTCCGAAGAGCCTCAACCATCTTCATCCTGTCTTCGTGTTTATCTATTTTTAATTTAATCTTCATCAGCGTTCACCCCCATCTCATAATAATCCGTCATTGAATGCCTCGGATAATAACCTCTCCGACAAACAGAACAAGGGTGATCAGAAAATCCATAACTTGAATATCTACACTCCTTGCAAGTATGTTCTCGCCTTAACTCTTGCAACTCTCTCAGCCACTCTGCAAGCTGTCTGTGTTCCTCGGCACACTCTTTACAGGAACATGATGCTATTGTATCGCCTTGTTCTTTATAAATTCGTGCACATTCTTCATTTAATTCTGCTTCTTCCTCTGCGTATTTAATCATTTCATCAAGGCTGTTTATCATTGTTATCACTCTCCTTTTGTTTCTTCTGCTTTGCCCACATCTCAGCTTCACATTTATCTGTACCTCTAACACATTTATCATTGTCGCATAATGGACAACATACTTTGTATTTCATATTGTTGATTTCTTCTGCTGTCATATTCGTTCCTCACTTTCCTGTGACTCAACTTCAGTTCTAAGAACATCAAGAAATCTTTGAAGCATATAATCAGCACCCTCAATCTTGCCATATTCTTTTTCTATTCGTTCTTGACAATCTCTTGCATAATTATTTCTGTCCTCTGCTAACGCTTTGAGAATTTTATCTTTTTGTTCTTGTGTCATATCTTATTCCTCACTTTCTGCCTTGTACTTGTCGATAATCAGCAATACTTCGTTGCACTTGTACATTGGGCAATTGTTAGTCGAAAAATAATCATTATCGTAATATCTGTCCAACTCTTCTATCTCAGATCTCATCTTGTCAAGAACAGGCTCTTGCTCTAATGCTTTGATTGCAAGTTCGAGTGCTTCTATTCCCACCTCATTATGACGATAACTAATATTTCTCTTTGAATTTTGTATATCTTGTTTTAATAAAGCTATTGCAAATGCATTCGTCATTCTTCATCCTCCTCTTTAAATGGATTAAATGGACATTCTGAACAATAGCAAACCAAATCACCATGTTCATCAAAATAATAATCATCACCGTATCCTCTACACTCATAGCAAATTTCTTCATCTGTCATTATGTATCACGCTCCTTTTCGTTTTCATTTACCCATAGCCAAGTCTGATACAATGACCAAGCAATAGGCTTTTTTATAAAAGGATTCTTCATAGCCTTTTTGTAATATTCTTCAAATTTCTTTACTACTACATAAAATTTCATTTTGGTTACTCCTCAATAATATAAACTTCATAATCTCCGGTAAGCGCATAGGCCTCCGAAGTACTATCAACGAAGACATCTATTACATTGCTTGACATGCCACCGGTATCTTGAACTACTCTCTCGCCGATTCCCTCGATGTACACTCTTGTTCCCATCGGCAAGGAATTGCTTGCGATTGTAACTCCGGACTCAGGCATTACACCGGAAGCACAAGCATTACCTGTTGCAACGTATCCAGTGCAGCGATATGTTCCGAGATATCCATCTGATGGAGCGGAACTCGTAGGCTCTGGAGCTGGTTCCGAATATGTTTGAGCAACTTGTGCAGCTCTTCTCTGACGTTCTAGTTCAGCAAGATAAGCCTCGTGTTGTTCCTTGGCCTCTGCCTTCCACTCTTCCTTGAGCTTGTTATATTTCTCAATTAGCTCACGCTTAGCTTCTATCTTCTCCGAAACACAAGGCTCAGCCTCTGCCATATTAACCATTGCGTGTTCCTGGATAAATACCACTCGGAGCGGTTGCTTCTCCTCAGGCTCCTTGTTCTCATACACATACTCAAGTTGCATTAGCAGCGGAATCAGTAACGCCATCACTGCCACCGCCTGTAATATCTTAATCTTCATTGGTCCCCTCTTTCATCTTGGTTTGTAAGTACTCCATAAAAGCACTTAGAATTATATTCACGAATAACTGGGCGGATGTATTGTTATATTTTTCTGCAAGCCTATCTGTTTCCGAAACAACCTTCTCCCAGTATTCATCCTTGTCTTCCGGTATCCAAAGCTCCTGGCATATCGTGTAAATATCATTGAATGCCTCACGCTCTTTGCTGCCTTTTAAAAATTTATATTCAGCCATTACTCATCCTCCCAAGGTGGAGCGGTTTCTTCTTCCGGCTCCTTTAGTTCTTCATTCCATCCGTAATTCCTCTGAAGCTCAACTTCATTTGTGTATATGCGTTTAGATGCAAAGTCATATTTCGTAACCGTGCCATAGTTGTCTATTCTTCCGAATAATCTATTCTTTGTGATCTTTAGGATGCGATCATCTTTTGTTACGCTGCTATCATTCTCCAGCATTTTCTTTGTTGGTCTCTCATAGCTCAGCACTATAGATGCAAGGTTGATTATGTCTAAACTACCGGATACGCTCTCATTAACTTCCGTGAATCCGTTATCCTTACGCTTATGTGCAACTAATATGATCAGGACATTATATTCAAGTGCTATCCTTGCCATCCTCTTAACGAAGAGACTCTGCTTCTCGTACTTGTCATGACCTAGTCCCTTCTCTAGATCCATTGCAGTCATTAAGTTATCAATGAGAATCACTCTTACACCATATTGATTTATAACTTGTTCCAGGAGAGCGCTAAGAGTATCATCCTCATTCTCTGTAAAATTAGTATTATCATATAGCCAGATTCTGTCCTTGTACCACTCAACTATCTTCCGCATCGCATCTTCTTTGATAGCTCTAGGCTTCTGTTCATATTGCCACTTAGCCCATTGCTCATATGTATTCTTGGTTCCTGCAGCTTGGAAGTCTATCCAACTCTTGAACAGATAGTTCGGAAGTTCTCCGGAGTAAGCAAAGCACTTGTAGTTATTTTGTAATGCACTTAACAATAATTGACTTGCAAGTGTTGACTTACCATCACCGGCTTTACCAGTAAGAAGGATAAGTTGTCCGAATGGAAGACCACCACAAAGGACCTTGTCCGGATATTCCAAGCCTGTTGATAACTTCTCCAGCATATATGGATTTACATTCTCAACCTTGGATAATGATATAGCCTTGCTTATTGGAAGCTGTTCCGCTCCATATACGCAGCGCTTGATCTGCTCCGGTCCGTACTTCTTGAGGATCTCATTTGCATCCTTGCAGTCCTTGTAATCTTCCACTCGAACATGCCAGACTCTATATTTCAGCCTATCTGCTAACTCATTAAATAGCGTGATGATTCCATTCTCATGATCTCCGAACACAACTATCTTGTTGAAGTTATGAAGCCAATCCCAGCAATGAGGAACCCAAGTGAATCCCTTTGCTCCTGTTGGAACTGAGACAGCATTCTCGATGCCGGCCTGTGCAACTGACAAGCTATCTATCTGACCTTCAGTAATAACAAGTGTTTTGTTGTTCAGATTACATTGAGCCATTCCGAACAGAATAGGTTTGCAGTTTCTCTCGCACCATTCCTTGTTCTCGCCTTCCTTAGGAGCTGGGTTTCGATATTTAACAAACTGCATCTGAGACTTTTCATCCAGGAACGGAAAGACTATGTTGCCATCCTCATTCGCTGTGATCTGATACTTCCGAACAATGTCTTCCTTGATACCTCTTGACTTCATGTATTCGATAGCTGCATCCTTCGGTTCTATTGGATCTAATTTCTTGAATGTCCTGTAGTGGCGCTGGTTACCTATTCCGTAATAAACATCCGCATCTCTTCCGAGACTGAAGTTGAAGTCCTGTGCTAATCTGATCAAGTTACCACTAGCCTCACAGGAAGCTCGGAAGCAATGGAACTGTCCTGTATCTGCATTTATAGAAAACTTCTTTTGTTTTACATCAGCCTTCTCATTACAATATGGACAACGAGCAAATGAATATTCTTTTCCGATGAGCTTAACTCCAATGCCGGTCTTCTCAGCTAAGTTGTAGACAGCTTCTCTGACGTCATACTTTATACTATCCATTCGCCATCCTCCCCTCGCCTTGGTACTACGTAGCCTTCCTCATCTTCATCTTCTGGCGAAGCCATATTTACTTCTTTATCATTCTTATAATTCTTATTACTTCTTGTTTGTTCTCGCTCTCCGTCTCGCTCTCTGTCTCTGTGGCCGTCTCTGTCACTGTCTCTCTCTGTGTCTCTGTGGGTGTATACCCTATCTTGATAAACCCCATAATTTATAAGGCTTACAAGTGTATACCTTTTTGATTCAGTGCTGTATTCAATCATCCCCAATTCTGAGAGCTGCTTGAGTATCTTATTGACAGTATTAGTTGAGCATCCCCACTCCTTTTGGAGCTTCCTGTTGCTAGTTATGAACTGTCCCTTTTTGACTTTTACAACATTGTGTTCAAAGAACACATCACGGTCCTCATGATTAGCCGATAATATACAATGAAGCCATGCTTTCAGTCGGAGAGGATCATCCCATATAACATTTTTCATTATTTTTCTGTGGACCTTTATCCAACCGTTGTCACTCATCCAAACTCACCTCGCTCTAACCTCTCCTTGATGTCTCTGTATAAAACCTCTCTGATAAGTGCTCCTGAGTTCTTGGATTCACAGAATAAAGTTGTGATGTTATACCGGACCTCGAATGCCATCAGTGATGCCAGGAACGCTTTTGGTCGGAACTTGGAGCGGTATTGTCCTGCTATAAGCAGATCAAGGGAAGCATTCTCAACTAATAGATAAACCTTTGCGTTATAGTCTCCGGCTCTCTGAAACTCCCTCTCGAATCTCTCTCGGCCTCTGGTAAAGCATGCAGCCAACTCATCAAGATTCTGTTTCCGCTCCACAACACATAATCCGTTCACTCTCATATCCGACCTGTGCAGCTTCTCACCATCAATAACCACGTTGTAAGTATAATCACCATAATTCATTGTCTGTCGGTAGTATGGCACTCCCAGAGCCTCATATCTTGACGAAGCTCTGTGAGTAGCCTGTTCCCTTGTATCAACTATGATCTCCATCGAATCCAGGATGCTTTTAATCTCAAAGTTGTTCATATTATTTCCAAGGAAGGTCTTCTGCTGCAGTGTCTGGAACATTTACAAAGTCATCAGCGGAGCCTTCAGTTCCGACGAGCTTGTCCTTAGGCATTGTTCCGAGCTTACCATCTCTGATGTCCTGAGCTATTTTAGTCCAGGCTAATCTTGTATGATCATAGATATTGCCATTATTAGCCTCTGTCTGTTCAATTCGGAATATACCTCCGAAGGTCTTTCCTTCTGCCTTCTTCTCGTCTCCATCAAAGACATATCCGTTGTTAGAGTCCTCTACATTCGCCCAGAATGTATCCCACTGTTCCGTAATAAACGGAATGCAACCTTCTGTCGGAATAGTAAGATAATGTGTCGCATCATAGCTCCAAACTTTATCTTCTCTAGCATCGGCCTCATACTGCTTCTTGTAGAAGTCCTTATAATCGCCCTCAGCTATGTCAAAATAGATCTTGATCATAGGATTACCCTTCTTGCTGGTAGCTTCCTCCAGGTGCATGATCTTGCACACATAAGCTCCCTTTGGAAGCTGGTCAAAACTCTGTCTCCTGTTGTTCTTGTTATACGCTGGCACTTTAATCATTGTTGTTATCCTCCTTAATATTCTTCTAGTACCTTCAATACTTCGACAATATCATTGTCTATATATTTATCCTCAAACGCTCCGAGCGGAGTCTTCGCTGTTGAGAAGTCAGCTTGTGTCTCAAATACATGCTTACCATCAATAGTCTTTGCATGAAGCACTACAGGGAACTTGCTCTCAAGAACTATCTTGTCCAGCTTTCGCCCTGAGGTTTTTATCCTGGTGAACATGTAGCCATTATCGTCATGATCAGTCTGAGTATGTGCTGTGAATATGACTGTGACTCCGTCCCTCATTCCGAGAGCATAATCAATGATGTCATACACGGAAGCAGCTAGGTCCTGCCATTTATCAAAGCCCTTCTCCTTCATTCTGCGCATTTCATCAGCAACCATGATTCCATTAAGAGTATCAATCACAACCACCTTGTAATTCTTATACTCTTTATCTGTATTAACCTTCTGAAGAGCTAACTTGACCACGTTTGCATGATCATCCGCAAAGTAATTCTTGTTTTCGGCATTGTAGTCCTTCTTCCATCCCTTCCAGGAGAGTCCCTTCTTATCCGCATCAACATAGAGTGTTGTCTTTGGATCTAGATTTCGGAGTGATGTAGTCTTACCAGCTCCGCTCTCTCCCATGATTCCAATTATCTGAGCCATTTCATAACCTCCTTACCTAACATCAAAATTAAAATCAATACTGATATCCTCAGTGACTAGGTAGATGCGATTGCCATCTGTTCTGACATTAACGATATCCTTGTATAAGCTGCACTGAGGAATATCCACGAGCACTTCTGTTACTTCGGAATCTTCCATCTCGTTCAGTGCATCAATTAACGCTTGCTTGTCCATAACTCTCTCCTATCTAATTCTTAAAGAAAATTTTTGCTCCAAATGGGCTATTCCTGTTAGATCTACACCATCATTGATAGCAGCCTTGATAGCTGTCTTGTCTACTTCCGGCTCCTTAAACTTCAGATAGTCCTCAGGAATATCTCTAACATCCTCGACATCTATTACTACGGAAGGTGCATTCTTCTGTATTCCGAAACTGAATAGATCTGTCTTGAACTTAGTCTTGCCGGTCACTTCCATCACGTTCTGTAATGTAGCCTTCATGTTCTTGATGTTGTTCTCGATAGTCTTCTTCTTGGATGTGAGCCTATCTATCTCAGCTTTAATTGCTGCTATGTCTCCTTCCAAGTTCTTCATGACCTTTGCATAGTTCTCGGCCTTGACTTCCAACTCACCTTCGATAGCCTCTAAGGTATCAGCCAGAGTCTGAGGATCAAGCTCAGGATCTTCCATCATATCCTGGATGCGCAAAAAATCATCCGTTAACTCATATATACTTGCCATTTTTCTATTCCTCCTTATAGTCTGTAATCTTCATTTGTTCGTCTTTCGGTAAGACGCACATTTCCTCTTTTGCTCTTCTGTAAAATTCCTTGTTAATTTCAAATCCGTAAAAATTGCGATTAGTCTCAAGACAAGCCCTTCCTGTCGAACCGCTACCGAAACAAGGATCAATAACTACATCTCCTTCATCCGTAAAGGTAGTTATCAACTTTTTAAGAAGTTTAACGGGCTTCTGTGCCGGATGTATCTTCGGAATTTCTTTCCCATCCCTTTCCCACTCAAACCAATCAAATATCATATGCCCTGTGCCTCTGATATTTTTTCCGCTCTCATCAACCTGAAGACCGTTTCTGAACTTTGGCAATTTATCACGATAAAATAACAAGGCGTGTTCTGTAGCTCCCACTATTCGCATATTGGCTTTCAGAACTTGTGGGCTATAACGCTTGATAAAATACAGTGGAATATAATTCTTAAATCCCTGCTTCTTAGCAGCCAGAATCAAATCATGTTGTTGTTCAAACGAACAGAAAACTATCATGCAAGGGCTATTCGAACTCCTGCCCCTTCCTTGTGGCTTCGTGTCATCTTTCTTCATTAGCCTTGAACAGAAATGGAAATACTCATACACATTAAAATTATAGTCGCTTGCAAATGCACTCTTTCCTGCAAGCTTGCTTTCTCCATTCTTATTGTCCCCCCCACATA